ACCCAAGACAAATGTTATGAACCAAGATGAAGAACTGAAACAAATATTTGACCTAGAGACAACAGAGGCAGAAGTCCCTGAGGTAGTAGAAGATAGAACGCCAGTGGTGGCACCAAAATCTAATGTAGAATTAGAAACAGATTTTGACTACGCCAGGGACAATATGTATACTGCTATGGAGATGCAAAATGAGGCGATGGCAGAAATGCTTGAACTCGCAAAGGCATCTGGTCATCAAAGGGCATTTGAAGTTTTCGGTTCTATGTTTAATCAGTACACTGATGCTCAGACGAAACTGATGAATTTACATCAGCAGAAGGAAAAGGTACAGGACCAACAAGGTAAGACTGTCAATAATACAACTAACGTCCAGCAGAATGTGATGGTAGGATCCACCAAGGATCTATTGAAATTAGTAAAGCAAGGAAAGATAAGCGAAGATGGCAAAATCGTACGTTAGTAATCCTCTGATCAAGGCACAGCATCAGGATGTTGAATTTACTGAGGAGCAGTTAGCAGAGTATGTGAAATGTGCTAAAGATCCTGGGTATTTTATTGAGAACTATGTGCAGATCGTACACCTTGAGCGAGGACTAGTCCCGTTTGAGATGTATGACTTTCAGAAAAAAATGGTAGAGACATTTCACGATAATCGTTTCGTGATCTGTAAAGTAGGTCGACAGTCAGGGAAGTCAGTCACAGTTATAGCATACCTTTTATGGTATTTGCTTTTTAATGAGAGTGTATCAGTTGCCATGCTGGCAAACAAGTCTGCTACCTCTCGAGAACTCTTATCAAGGATGCAACTTGCATATGAAAACCTTCCCTTTTGGCTTCAACAAGGTGTTGGAGTATGGAACAAAGGTTCGTTTGAACTGGAGAATGGTTCAAAGATCGTTAGTTCTGCTACTAGTTCCTCTGCCATTCGAGGTAGTTCTTTTAATCTGGTATTTCTCGATGAGTTTGCATTCGTGGAGAACAACTTAGCAGAGGACTTTTTCCGTTCAGTTTTCCCTACAATTTCCTCAGGTCAAAATACAAAATTAATGATTGTCTCGACTCCTTACGGGATGAACCACTACTATAAAATGTGGAAGGAAGCAATCGATGGACGATCAGAATTTGTACCGATCGAAGTTCACTGGTCTGAGGTACCAGGTAGAGATGAAGAATGGAAAGAAAAAACCATCAGAAATACCTCAGTCGAGCAGTTTCGCCAAGAGTTTGAGACCGAGTTTATCGGTTCAGACCAGACACTGATCGAACCAAATGTATTACAGGCACTCCGTTGGGAGAAACCTCATATGGCAAAGCATGGTCTTACCATTTACGAGGAACCCAGCACGAATTATTTGTATGCCTGCACAGTGGATGTTGCTTTAGGCAAAGGTAAAGACTATTCAGCATTTATAATTTACAACATAACTCAGATACCATATACAGTTGCGGCAATCTACAGAGACAATACGATTACGCCACTTGTATTTCCCAACGTCATTCATCAACTAGTCAGACAGTATAATAACGCATACACTCTTGTAGAAATAGATGGATCAGGTGCTCAGGTCGGTGACATTCTACGCCACGATCTAGGATATGAGAATCTTCTCATGACTTGGAACGCAGGCAGAAATGGAATCCAAATTTCAAGTGGATTCAAAAGGTCAGCGATGATGGGACTAAAAATGACACGTCCAGTAAAAAACATTGGGTGTATGACTATTAAGAATCTTGTCGAGCAGGAAAAGATAGTACTAAGGGATGTCAATCTTATAACTGAGTTTTATTCTTTCGCACAGAAAGGTCAATCATGGGAGGCAACTCCTGGATGTCATGACGACCTTGTCATGTGCTGTGTATCATTTGCATGGTTAGTTGCTCAGAGATATTTTGCTGAGTTGACTGACGTTAATCTTAGAGAAAATCTTTTAAACGATGTAGAAGAGGAAACATGGGACGAGTTAACTCCCTTTGGTTTCATAGATGATGGACTTATGGATATTCCTACCGAGACCACACACGTTGCTAGAGAAGGCAGTGATGACTGGTTGGAGAATAGAGGGACCGACTGGCTGTAAAGTGGTCCAACCCTAAATAAATGTGCAATACTTCTGCTGACGTTACATTACTAGGAGTAAGATGTCATTTCCAATTTCACCAGGTGTTAATGTACGAGAGATCGATCTTACCACGGGGACTCCTGTCGTATCTACCTCAATCGGGGCATGTGTAGGACAGTTTACTTGGGGGCCAGTTGATGAGAGAGTTTTAGTCTCATCCGAGGTTGTTCTTCGAGATACATTCAACAAACCTAACGACGATAACTTCGTCCACTACTATACCGCAGCAAATTTCCTGTCGTATAGTAATAATTTAAGAGTATGTCGTGTTACAGACGACGATACTGCATTAAATGCCACTACTGATGGTGTGGGTAAACTTGTAAAGAATGACGTAGCATACGTCTCAATGGACCCAGATCAAGGTGGTGCTGCTGATGCCACAGCCAATCGTTTTTGGATTGGACGTTTCCCAGGAGACTTGGGGAATAGCTTAGGCATTTCAATCTGCCCTGCTGACAAACCTCAGGTAGACATGGTAGGAACCATATCTGTCACTGGTACGGCAATGGTAGGCACCGGAACTGCTTTCGATACTGAACTGGAAGCAGGAGACGTAATCACACTGAATAGTGTAGACTACGTGATTGCATCAGTAACTGACGCAACAAATGCTGTACTCAAGTATGCACCTGCCGATCAAAGTGGGGTACTTGGAGTCAGAAAAGCAAGAACTAATTTTGAGAAGACCGTATCAGGTACTATCTCAATGACTGCTAACTCAAATACAGTTACAGGGGATTCCTCTAACTTTACCAACGAGATTTTTGTCGGTGACACAATTATCATTGGCACAAATACCGCAGAGGTAATCGCAGTCACAAACGATACAAGCATAGAACTCAATGGTCCGATTTCTCCTTCAGCAGTTGCTGGTGGAACTTCGATGGATGCACGTTGGAGATTCGCACTGAATTTCGACAGAGCACCAGGAACCAGCGAGTTTGCCGTAACTTCTAACTCAGTAAACGATGAAGTACACGTAGTTGTATACGATTATCGTGGTCGCTGGACAGGTATTGAAGACGAAGTCTTGGAAACTTATGACAGTTTGTCAGTTGCCAAGAATGCAAAGTCACCTGAAGGTGCAACCATTTACTACAAAAATCGTGTCAACAATACTTCAAAGTATGTCAGATTCGTAAAACACCAAACTGGTCCAACAAACTGGGGAGACAAAGCAGAAGATAATGTTTTTGATCTCGTAAAGGGTACATCTTACTATGAGATGTCAGGTGGAGCAGACGGAAATAACGTAGGTGTAGGTGACTTACAACTTGGATGGGATCTCTTCAACGATCCTAACACCATTGAAGTAAGTCTTCTGATGATGGGTGCAGCACCTGATGGTGATGGACCTGCATTGGCCAACTACGTTATCAATATCGCAGAGAAGAGAAAAGATGCAGTTGCTCTTGTCTCACCTGAGTTCTCTGATGTTGTACTCGTACCTGGATCAGAGGTAGTGAATCTGAAGACATTTCGAAACTCTATTAAATCTTCAACTTACGCAATCCTAGATACTGGATGGGGATATCAGTACGACAAGTACAATGATACTTATCGTTGGATTCCTCTGAACGGCGATGTTGCAGGTCTCTGTGCAAGAACTGATCAGGAAGCAGACACATGGTTCTCTCCTGCAGGTTTACAGAGAGGTATATTGAATAGCCCAATCAAGTTGGCTTTCAATCCTGTACAGGCACAGAGAGACGAACTATATAGGATAGGTTACAATAGTGTTGTTTCTTTCCCTGGTCAGGGTATTATGCTTTTTGGTGACAAAACTTTATCACCAAAACCCAGTGCTTTCGACCGAATCAATGTACGAAGACTCTTCATCTATATGCAGAAGGTCATCTCAGAATCGGCAAGAAGTGTACTCTTCCAGTTTAACACAGACTTTACCAGAAGCCAGTTTGCATCTCAGACTGAAGGTTTCTTACAAGGTATTCAGGCAGGTCAGGGTTTGACTGACTTTGCAGTGGTCTGTGATGAGACAAACAACACTGACGATATAATAGATAGCAATAAGTTCGTTGCCGATATTTTCGTGAAACCGACTAAATCTATTAACTTCATCCGACTCTCCTTTGTTGCAGTTCGCTCTGGCGTAAGTTTCGAAGAAGCAATCGGCGCAGTGTAAGGAAGGATGTAAATGCCACAAAACGTATATAAAATCGACCAGTTCGTTACGAACTTTACTGCCGCAGGTGCTAGACCGTCACTGTACCACGTACAGTTTGATGGACTCGAAGTACCTGACGTCACCCTCGGTGAGGAGGCAGGGATCTTATGTAAAAATGCGCAGTTGCCGGCATCCAACTTGGGACAAATACCCGTTAACTTTCTTGGCAGGCAGATCAAACTGCCTGGTACAAGGACATACGAAGATTTGTCTTTGACTTTCTATAATGACGAAAACTTCAAGATACGTCATAATATTGAAAAGTGGATGCACAGCATTGGAAAATTCCAAAGTGCTTTTGGTAACAAAGTGAGAATCGGTAAGGAAGGAACAAGTGCTTCTTCCTGTACGATCAAAGTATCTCAACTCTCCAAAGATAACACTACCCTGAGGACATATCAGTTCCACTACGCATTCCCAACAATTGCTGCGGCAATCGACTTGGGTTATGATCAGGCAGATGCTATCGAGGAATTTGCAGTTACTTTTGCGTATTCATACTTTGATATCCCAGAAGCAACAGGCGATTCAGTACAACCGATACTGGCGTCAGATGAAAAGGCATCGGCAACTGGTTAACCTTAAATAGAAAATAAATTATGGCAATCAAACTTTTCGGTTTTACGATCGGAAGAGATGATAGTGATAAGGTTTTATCCTCTCAGACTTTTACAGTACCTGAACCCGAAGAAGGGATAGTTCCCATTGCTTCGGGGGCAGGTGCTTACGGCACGTTCCTCGATCTAGAAGGGACAGTCAAAAATGAGTTCGACCTGATTGGTCGGTATCGAGGCATGTCTTTGCAACCAGAATGCGAGACAGCCATCGATGATATAATCAATGAGATTATAGTTGATACTGGCAGGTCGGATCTTATTACTCTCAACCTTGCTAACCTTGGTGTTGGCGAAAAAGTAAAAAATCAAATTCGAGAAGAGTTTCGTCACGTTTTGCGCATGATGGATTTTCGTAACTTGGGTTACGATATCTTTAAGCGATGGTACGTAGACGGCAGACTTTACTATCACCTCATCATTGATCCTGAGAATCCTGAAAAGGGTATCACAGAGATGAGATTGATAGATGCTCTGAAGATGAAAAAGGTTCGAGAGACAAAAATCCCTACACCTGAAGAACAAGAGAGAATGAGGAAGTTGGATATTATAATCCCACGTACTCAGGACTATTTTGTTTACAACCCACAAGGATTTTTCCAAACCTCAGCAAATTCAAAACAGCAGACAATACGTGTTGCCTCTGATGCAATTTGCTACACAACCTCAGGTCTTATGGATGGTGGTCGTCGTATGGTTATCGGCTATCTACATAAGGCAATCAAACCTCTGAACAACCTACGCATGATAGAAGATGCTCAAATCATCTATCGTGTATCTCGTGCACCTGAACGTAGGATTTTCTACGTTGATGTCGGTAACCTGCCTAAGATAAAAGCAGAGCAGTACATGAGAGACATCATGAATCGCTACAAGAACAAACTTGTATACGATGCCAGCACAGGTGAGATGAGAGATGATAGGAAGTTTCAATCCATATTGGAGGACTTTTGGCTCCCACGAAGGGAAGGTGG